GTAATTGTTTCTTAGAAATTTAAAATACAATAATCAGGTTGTACTGTTATTTGTAATTCAACAGCAGCACTTTCATCATCCCAACTATAATCACCGAAATTAGCATCTGTAATCATAGCACCTTTGATGATCCATTCAGATACGATATCACCTACAGGTCCTAATACGTTCATAGTTAAATCCTTTTTATAGAAATCACTATATCCGTCTCTACCAGTTACTGATTCATGGTGTAATCTAACCCATTCCATACATGCTTGAGCACCTGATGGTGTAATTGGATCAAATAACGTCATTTGAATTGTGTTCCAAAGTGTTTTACCTTTAACGTATCTTGCAACGTTAATGTGGTTCAACTGAACTGTACCTTGAGTTAATGAAACAGCTCCCATACCTTTAATTTGGTATGATGGAATCCCATCCACATAAAGAATAAATCTGTTCTTTTGCTTCGGTTCGAATGCTGTATAAAATATTTCGTTCGGGTCTAATACTGCCATTGTTATATATTTTTATTATAAATATTCTAGTTTTTTGTTTTTATTCAGGAAATGTTGCTCCAGTTGGTAAAACATTGAAATCTAGAATTACGAATTCAGCTGTTTTAGTTGGTTGTAAGTAAATCTGACCTACTAGCTCATTTCTATCTATTACATCTGGTGTGTTATTAGTAGCATCCATTACTACTTTAAAAGCATATAATCCCTGTCTTTGTTGTACTGATTCTAAGTATGGGTTTACATTTGCTAAGAAATTATTTCTTGTTGCATTTGTGTTTTGTTCGAATACTAAGTTATCTGATACTTGAGAGATATATCCTTTAAGTGCAATTAACAATCTACGTACATTTACTCTATCTAAAGCACTTGCTCTTTTCTGTAAAGTTTTCTGTCCAAATACTACAACTCCACTTCCTGGGAATGTTGCAATTGGGTTTACATTTGCTTCATATAATGTATCTCTGTTTCCAGATGTTAATTTTCTTTCTGCTCTTACTACACTTCCTAAAGCTCCTCTAATTAGACCTGCTGGTGCAAACCATGGATCTGAAGAAGCATCTGTAAATGCATAAACTGCAGGAATATATGTTGAAGCTGGTGCCCAAACTGTTTGTCCGGTTCCGGCATCTACCGTTTGTAACCACGGCCAATAAGTTGCTGCATATGAGCTATCATATTTTGTTGCTTCTGTTGTAACTGCGTTGATTTGCGAGTTATACGCTGCGACATCGATTACTGCTATACAATCTGTTCTACCTTGTGCAAGTGTTACTAATCTTGTAACAGTATTTGAATGTAGTTGAGAGTTTAAACCAGGTGCTGTGATTACATTAAATTGATAATCATCAGAATTGCTTAGTAAGTTAATGGATTGTGTATAATTATCCATTATTAAACCTTGTATATTACCTGTCGTAATATTTTCATTAAATTTAACTGGGGAATTTGTTGCTGTAACATTATCTCCAGTAGCTCCTGAAAATGATCCTGAACCTCCATTTACTACTATATTAGGTAAGCTAGATGTAAATTCACTTTTTGCTTGACCATTATTATCGAAATATTGAGGGGTTGGTTTGTTAACATTTTCTACATATATGTAAGCACTTCTTTGTGGGTAATTACCTAATGTTTTAACAAAGTAATCAGTTCCATCTTGTGCTACTTCATAATAAGTATCTCCAATTACATTCGAAATATAATTTGGGGCAGTTGGATCTAATGATAAATTGTTATATGTTTCTAATACTGTCTTTGATGTTGAAGTATCATTTCCTCTTCTAACTAATAATGAAAATTGTCCCGAGGCTGTGTTTACTGAAGCTACTTCCCATCTAATGTTATCATTTGTACCATTAGTTAAAGTTCCATTTGCTCCGTCTACTACTTGGGAATTGTTCATATTAACACCCTCAGAAATAGTTTTAATAGTAAATGCACTTGTATTTTGAAGATCTGACTCTGTTAATGTAACTGTAAGATCTGCACCATTTGGTTTTGTAGCACCTAAAGATTCTGATGTGAAGTTAATAACATCACCTGCTATATAAGCAATACCCTCTGTTGTTATAGTAATAGATGTGATTGTTGACACTGTTGCGTCTATATCTTGTGCCGCTATTTCAATTGAGGCAATTGCTGAATTACCATTTCCACCCTCTACTGGTACGTTATTTACTGTTCCACCCGTAGAACCTGTTATGTTTATTACTGGGGATACATTAACTGATGATAATAATGCATCAACTCCTGTTACTAATTTACCTTCAGTTATTGAACTAGGGATAGAAGAAGAAGCGCCATCGAAGCTTCCAGAAACTACACGAGTCATTAATAATGATTCACCACCTTGGGCAAAATAATTTCTTGCGGATATAGAATTTAAGTAAGTATAAAATTGAGATCCACTTTCTACTGTACTTCCAAATATTGCTTCATATTGAGAAAAAGTAGAAACTGCAGTTGGTATTCCAACTGGTCCTTTAGTAGCGGGTCCAATAATAGCTGCACCATAAGTTACAGGTCTAGCACCAATAAAAGATTGGTCGTTTTCCCTTGCTAAGACACCTGGAGATAAAAGAGTTTGCTCTGCCATTGTTTATTAATTTATTAGTATTGTTTTATTATAAATATTAGAAAATATTTCGAAATATTAACCTATTGAAGTAAATTCTCCTTTTTCTAGGTCTATATTACCTTCACCATATTTTTCTTGTAGTTGACTACCAGTATCTACTTGATCTTTTTGTAATTTATCAAATTCTTCTAATAGTAATTTCTTTTGTTTTTTTAAGGCATCTATTCTTAATTCTGTTGCACCTAACCCACCTACTATTTCATTATTTCTAGTTTGGTAATCTTGAAGTGTTTGTAACTCTTTTTCTGATAACTTTTTAATGCTCATAATATATTTTTTGTTTAATTATAAATATATATAAGTGGGTTAAAAATTACGTTCTTTTTCTTCCGTCTTCAGTAGGGTTAGAAATAATTTCTATACCATTTATATCTGATACTGCT